CCCTTCCTATAATCAATCGTGATGATGAAAATACATATACGAAAATTGAAGTACCAACAGGAGAATTGTGATGATTGATATGGCGAAATATGCTGAGTTCGTTATGGCTGTGACGAGCAAAGAAAGTCGCGTATGCGCGGAATTTCTTGACAGAGTGAAGCAAATACACTATGATAAAGATAATGTCATCAATGTTCCGCTTCTGCTCACGGCTATGATTGGCATGACCAGTGAAGCAGGGGAAGCTCAAGAAATACTCAAGAAGGTTCTTTTCCAATCTAAGCCTTATACTGAGGAAACTCGACAGCATCTAATCAAGGAACTTGGTGACGTTATTTGGTATTGGGTGAATGCGTGTAATGCGTTGCAGGTTGATCCAAATGAAGTAATCGCAGGAAACGTGACAAAACTCCAGGCTAGATATCCTGGTGGTACGTTCGATGCTTTCTATTCTGAAAATCGTAAGGAAGGTGATATCTAATGGCTAAGAAGTTGGTATTGGTTGAAGCTATCTCGCAGTATCGCATGACATATGTGATGGAAGTTGAAGATAATATCGAAGACGCTATTGATGCTCTCACAATGGGTGAAGCGACAGAAGAAATGAGTCAAGAGTGGTTGGGTGAAACTGTTTTCTCCCATCAGGAAATTACTGAAGAAGAGTATTTTAAAATTTTTAACGAAAGAAATGGTTATCTTGAAACCTGGACCGACGATCAAAAGCGGAAGTTCATTTTCAAAGTTGATTATAATAACGAATCAGAAGAAAAGGAAATTGACGATGGCGCTTGATTCAAGAAAATGTATGGCTACAATCATCGAAAAGATTGAAGCCCAGACGACTGTAGAACGGCAGGTTGATTTTCTCAATCTTCATTCTTCGTATGCTCTAAAGATTGTGCTTGGTTATGGTATGGACCCTGGATGCAAATGGTTGCTTCCTGAAACAGATCCTCCGTATACTCCGCTGTTTGAAGCAGCTGATCAGGAAGAAAAGTTCTACTCTGAGTGCAAGAAGCTTATCTATTTCGTAGACACCGACGAAGGTCGAACAGTAAAGACAATCAAGCGCGAGCAGCTTTTCATTCAGGTGCTTGAATCAGTAGATCCGCGTGATGCTAAGTTGATTCTACGTATGAAAAATAAGCAGCTCAATATCAGCATGGAAGCTGTAAAGCAAGCATTCCCTAATCTTGCTGGTCATTGGGATACAGCACAACCTAAGACAACTAAGGCGGCAAAGGTAAAGAAATGAATACAGGGTTTATCATCGGTAATGGTACGTCTCGTAAGTCGTTTGATCTTACGAGGCTAAAACCATACGGGACTATCTTTGGATGCAATGCACTCTATAGAGATTTCCCAGATCACTCGGTTCCTGATTATCTTGTTGCTATCGATGATGGTATCATGACAGAAATTGAAAGTTCTGATTTCCCTTCGAAGCGTGTTATCTTTCCGCCGATTGATGAACGCTGGGAACCAGCTTCTTGTAATCAAGGACGTCCGCGCAGTAATGCTGGTGTCAATGCTATGCGCGAAGCAATCAAGATGGAATTTGATCAGCTGATTTGCATTGGCTTTGATTTCATGATTAGCGACGCAAATCAGTCTGTGTCTAATATCTATCATGGTACAGATAACTATGGTATGGAGACTCGCGCGAGCGCAAACGATAATCCTGGACGTATTCGTTATGTTCAATGGCTGGTGAATCAACATCCAGAAGTTGATTTCATTTTTATTTTTCCGAATGATTTAAAAATTAATCCAGTATATGGTAAAAATGTGTTTATCAACACTTTTGAGAATCTTCTAAAGCATACATAGTAGGTATCCAATTAGAAGAAAGGGAAATCATGGTAAAGCAAATTTATCTCGAGCATTCACAGCTCAATCAAATGAATCATACGCTAGGCAAGTTTCTAGACCATGATTGTTATGATATCGTTCTGACTGAAGACACAGACGTCTATGAGCCATTGACGCCATTGCAGCTTCTTATGGGTGAAGAGCATAGCGAAAAGAATTTGCTATGCAAGTTCCGTAAGAACGTGTTCCCTAAAGAAATGACTGATGCAGCCTATACGCACTTGCGTAGTGGTGCTATGATGTCTGATAATCGCGGACTCGCCGCCGGCGCTGAACGTGACACTGCTTTTCAGAAACTTCCTGACGGCGAAGGCTCTCGTCGTTGGGTGACTGAACGTGAAAAGGCAGTTCTTCAGTATCTTGCTCAGGGTTCGCCTCGTTCAATCGACGACCGTGATATGCTACAGGATATCTACGATAGAACTCCTGATACGCCATTGCAAGGTCGTGGAGCTGGTGGAAATAAAGAAAGAGGCGACGTTCGTGCTGGCGCTATCTGGATTGTGAACAAGACTCTTGACTTTGACTTCAACAAATGGTATGCTGATGTTTCTATTAAGGACGCGAACGAGCGTCGTCAAGCAGCGCATCACGTTCTGTTTGATATGATTTCCGACACAACGTATGCTAATGGAGTGCGTTCGGGTGTTGGTGGATTCATGGATAGATATCCGCGTATTCCGTTTTGTCGTGAGACTGGATGGCAGTCGAACAATAAAGACAAATATGAAGCTTCTCTTGCTCTGTTCGAAGCTGCTAACGAAGTATTCAAGCGTGAAGTTCCTAATCGTTGGGCAGGTCAAGCAGCTGCTATGGAGCAACTTGGTGAAGACTGGCGTATTGGTAATACAGTCTTTACGACACTGACTATCAATCGCGATTTCCGTACTGCTGCTCATAGAGACGTTGGTGATTTGTGTGAGAGCTATGAAACAGCAAATAATCCTCGCGGTTTTAGTAATCTTCTTGTTCTTGATAACGGCAAACAGTATAACGGATTCTACCTATGTTTCCCCGAGTTTCGTGTTGCTGCTGATATTCGCGCTGGGGACTTGATTATGATGAACGCGCATCGTATCCATAGCAACTCACCTGCGTTCGATTACGAAGAAGGTTTCGAGCGTATGAGCGTGGTCATGTATTTCCGCGACTCTATGCTCAGCTGTGGTTCGCGCAAGTATGAAGAATGTCGTCGTGAGTTCGTGTATATGCGTCGCGATAATAAGGAGCATCCGTTGTGGTACGAAAGCTGGAACGGCGTATCTCCCGGAATGTGGGATACTGAAGAGTGGGCCAATTATCTTGGTCATAATGGATTCTTAGTAGAAGCTAACGAAGTTCTAAATAGCTTGGGACTTGAGCAAACTTTCTAAGAAGGAGATATATTATGTTGTGTGTGATTCCAGCGGCAGGACGCGGTGTTCGGTTCAACGAACTCGGTAAGAACTATCCCAAGTGCGTCCTGCCGTATCAAGAAATTCCTATCATCGTTCATAACATCCGTTTCGCGTTCGAAGCTGGTGCAACTAGCGTCACAATCGTTACTGGTCATCAGGGACATCGCATTATTGAAATTGTGAAGATGTACTATCCTGACGATCATAGGATTCTTTTTGAAAATTACGTTGATATCGGGAATGGTGGTCCTGCCGTATCTATCTACTGTGGTATTCCTGAAACCATCAACGAACCGGTTCTTGTTCTGTTGAGTGATATCATCGTCAAGACTGTTCCTGATATGTGGTTCGCTACAGGTTCTGTTTCTTGGATTAGCGTTCAGAAAGTTCCTGACTGGAATCGCTGGTGCATGGCAGTAGACGATGGTGAGCGAATCGTTGCGTTCCATGATAAGCCTGTTGATAAGCCTCCAACGAATCTTGCTGTCAGCGGAGTTTACTATTTCGCAGATGGTGCTCGCTTTCGTCAGTCTTTGAATGTAGCGATTTATAATTCTCGTGTGCGTGATGGCGAAATTCAAATTTCTCAGGCTATGAATCTTTATAAGGAAAAAGAAGAAATCAAAGTCAAAGAAATCAGTATCAAAGATTTCGGTACATTGCAAGAGTATCTTGAGAATCGCGGCATCAAGAACTCGCGTGAGTTCAATCAGGTTCATGCTACAGATAAGGGAACGACTATCACAAAGTCGTCTCATATGCAACCAGCTAAGATTCATGCTGAGATGAACTGGTATGAAAATCTTCCGACTCCTATTAAGTTGCTGACTCCGCGTATCCTTGAAAAGAAACCATACGGCAGCATAGAAAGCGGACGTCCTACATACACGATGGAGCGTATTGATAGTCCTACGTTGCGCGAGCTTTATCTGTATCTTGAATCTGACCCTGTGTTCTGGACAGAAATCTACACAAAGCTGTTTGATATCTTGGATAAGTTCAGATTCTATTATAAGCCAGGTGTCTATTCACAGTTCTTCAATAAGATGTCTGAAAAGAACTGGGAACGATTCTCTATGATTGAGGAAGAGAACCCTGAGTTTGACCTCGACCATGCGCGTGAGTTCCTGCGCAAGTTCGACGAAATGAAGGAAGATGAAGAAGCTCTTGTTCATTGGTCTGACTCGTTGTCGCATGGCGATTTCTGCTTCTCGAACATTTTCTATCACCCTGGTAGCAAACAGATAAAGCTTATCGACCCTCGCGGTGATGCGTATGGCAACATTCTATACGACTTAGCCAAGCTCACCCATTCTGCCTACTATCCCTACGACTATATCGACGCTGAGCTCTATGTCAAGAAAGGCGACGATATTATCATCTTTGATGCTGGCAAAGAAAATGCGCGTGAGGCTTACAAGAATGCGTTCGTAGCCAAATAC